TGAGTGGCATTTCTCTCCTAATCCTCGGCAATAACCTAGAATTAGGACTGCCGATAGTCGTGTTATCGGTGAGGGTCAGATTTCGGTCTGGCCCTCTTTTATTTTACTCTACACTCACCCGCTGAAATGCTGCCTTAGCGGTTCTGTCTCTTGCTCCTCCTGCCCAACGACCTGCATGAAAATAGAGCTTCTTCATTGCGTCTAGTTCGTCTTGATTGCGCTTGCGTTCTGACAGGTCTTTCTTTTCTTCCCTTGCTTCGATGCTCAACGCTCGCTCTCGCATCTTGCGAGCTAGTTCCTCTATGTTCATTCTTGCCCCTTCTTAGATCAGATAACTAGGTGGCTCTGTTTCTACCTTGCTACCATCCTCGGACAATTTATACCAAGTCAAATGCGGTGCGTCAAATACCGGGCTAGAAAAGTCTTCCCATGATGCCAACTTATGACCATAATCCCTAGCCTCGGTTGCCACAGTTGCGTCAGCCTCCATCGCAAAGTTGTATTCAGCGCAGACAAGAAGCAGATTGTCTAGCCTGTCTAAGAGCTTTGACCCCCCTGATTTTCTGTTCTTTCTATGGTGATGAGTCAGATTTTCAGTCCTTCCGCAATGCCAGCAATGGTCATCCCGGTCATTTACTATCCGTTTAAGTCTTTCTGGGGTCACAGAATGCCTCCTAAAGGCTTTACAGGTTCGAAACAGGTAAAGATAGCTCCTAGGGGTCTAATGCCCCGTAATCGCATCCTACGCCCTTACAGCCTAGTTTCCTGCTGTATCAGCTTTGCCTGCGTGGAGAGGACAATTGTTGCCGTCTCGATTGACTTGACCTTTTGCTTGATGCGGTTGAGTTCGGCCTTTCTCAAATCCCTAGCCAGCCTCAGATCAGCCGACTCAAGTTTGGCGATGGCTTCCCGGTCTCGGACAGTCCCGGCGGCTTTGATGTAAGCCTTCTGCTCGGCTAGGTCTAGGTCATACTCGGCTTCGGCTAATGCCTTCTCGGCCTCGAACAGCGCAGTCGAACCCTTAGAGTTCTCCGCTATCAGTTCCGCTAGTTGTTTCTGGATTTCCTGTATCACTCAACACCCCTAACAGAAGCTCGATGAGTTCCCTGTTCCAGAACTGAGCTTCACTTTCCTGTCCTCGAAACCTTGCCACCAGATACGCCTCCTCCAGCTCTTGGAGTTTGGCTCTCTTCAAATCGCTGAGCATAAAGTTTCAACCCTTCTAGGACTTCCTGAGAAGCGTTGTTTGCTTTAGCTTGTGCATAAAGGTCTCGCAGTTCTTCGATTGTGCCAAGACTACCAGCTCTTTCGAGCCAATCCATCCTTGCAACCTTTTCCATTTCTTCCCTGCTTGCAAGCGAGTTGTTCTTATTCATTGCGTAACCGATCACCATCAAGGCTCTACCGATTGCAGAAGTCTCTGCATTGGGAAGTGCTGCGACATTGTTTGCTCCGCCTGTGCCGTCAACCTCAGCAGCGAAACCAGTTCCCTTCGGAAGAAAATTAGCTTGGTCTCCAGCCGTTAGGAAAACATCAGCTTTCACAACCCATTGCGTCTTGCCGTTGCCCATGTCTTTGCTTTCAACCAATGTGGTTGTGATTCTGCCGTCTGGATAGTCGGTGTGAAACTGCGCCAATCTCTCAGCGACAGTTGCATATTGTGTTAGGTCAAACCTAGCCATTACTTCTTTCCCTTCTTGACTACTAGATAGGGGAGACCTTCTCCCTTTGCCTGCCTCGATGCTATGCGAACTTTCTGTCCGTCAACTTCCATGTAGGCGTGTTTAGCTCGACCCATTGCATCGAGAACCTGTGACTTGATTAGGCGCAGTTCTTCCGCTGCCTCGTCATATTTTGCCTGTGCGTTTGAAAGGTAGTGCAGCGAGTCAATCTCAACTTCGGTTTCGTCAATTAGCGGGTGCTGGTAACGGACAGCCTCATAAGTTGACTCTGAGCCATCCCACTCAGGTCGCTGGTCTGCGAACATACAAGCTTGAAAGTCAATTGCTTTCTGTCGGGCAATGTCAATCTCAAAATCATCACGCTCAATCCAGTAATCATGCCAAGTCATTCCTGCGACTGCAACCAGAGCAGCTTTCTTGAGTCCAAGAATGTCTAGGTAGTGCTGCACCTGAGCGTAGTAACCAGCAGGCAACTCTTCCCAAGTCTGTCGGCCTGTCTTGACCTCAATCACAATCCACTCGCCAGTCTCTTTGTGTCGAGCTAGCGCATCGGGGTTGGCGTGTCGGAATGGGATAAGGGCATCTTGGTAAGTGCCAGTCAGAAAGACCTCATACTCAGGATGTTCCTCTGACCAGAGCTGAAGGATTGGCAACTCGAACGCCTTGCCGAATCTGATTGCCCAGTTCTCCTCAATCTGTGAGGGTATCTTGCCTGTCTTCTTTGCCCAGAGTGCGTAGGCAGACTCAAAGGGGTTCAGTCCCATGATTGTCGAAATCTCCGAGCCTCCGATTGAGTCCTTGCGAGCGTTGTGCCACTCGTCAGAACCAGCTTCAAAGACTCCAAGTAGGGTTGCGTTGTTGAACTTCTCAGGTGCGTGTGTTTTGAACATGGTCATAGTTTCTACCCTGCCTCCGACATTTTCAAATTAGGCTAGGGCAATGGGACATTTCGACCAGAAGCACTACCGCTTGCTAAAGGCTATTCATGCCGCTGGCGGTGTGCCATGTGAGGACTTCCCTGAGCTTTTCTACCCCGAAGAAATTCGAGACGAGACACGCCGAAGGCTGTCTATAGTCATCGCTAAGAAACTATGCGATACCTGCCCCGTCAAGGCCGAGTGTTTTAGGTATGCGGTTGAGTCGGGTCAGAAATATGGGATTTGGGCAGCGACTCTTCCAAGCGAACGATAGCCCTGTTGTAGGGGGTTTGACAGGTCATGCAAACAGCAGGCGAACCTGACTGAAACTTGCCTCGACTGTTGACCTCATGCCCGAAGACTAATTCATGGTCATTGGGACAGAGGTAGGTGATCCACCTAGTCTTTTTTGAATGCGACACTTGTCAGGATCGAAAGAAAGCCCGCTCCAAGTGAAACCGATGCAAGCGAAACCCAGTCAATAGCAAACAGCCCGATTGAGCCTGTGCCAATAACAGCGATTGCGGACTGAGCAACTGTCTTGATTGCTCTTTCCCCTGCGTAGTCTCTCCAAAATTCAACGCTAAATATCTTCATCATGTGCCTTTCTAGTTTTTACATCTTCGTAAGTAGCAAAAGCAGTATAAGCGGTGAGGATGATAGAAATCAAAGCCACTCCGCCGATGATTAGTTCTCGGCTAACTGAGGAATCTGCCTCATAGGTAATCGCCCCAAACAGGATCATGAATGCAGACAGGGCAAAAGATAAATAGATAAGTCTTCTGCGGTGTTTCCAGCTAGGCACTTAGTCGCTCGTCAATGAAGGTTTCAGGGTCAAAAACTAAACCAAAGGTGACTGATGTGACTTTAGGCCCAATGGTCATATGTAAGTGTGCGCCCCTAGATGCAGAACCAGTATTCCCAACCTTGCCGATTGTCTGACCTTCTTTTACCCTGTCACCAACTTTTAGCGTTGGCTTTTCCTGAAGGTGGCAGTAGCCGATAAAAATAGTTCTGCCGTTAATCTCATCCCATGCTGACTGCACTAGGACATGACCAAGTATTGAAGACCACTTCACCGCTTGAACTGTTCCCGCTGCAACGGCAGGAATCGCCTTGCCTTCTTTCGGTGCGTAGTCAAGACCCCTGTGTGCAGTGAGTCTCCTCGCCGTTGTGCCGAAGCGTGAGGTTATGAGTTTCTTTGAGAAGGGATGTCTCATCTAATCAAAGCCCAGAGTGCTGCGATGAAGCCTGTGATGCCCGAACCTAAAGCCGTAAAGACAAGCTTCTCAATCCACTCCATGCGAGCGAGTTTCTGCTCTACTCGATTCATGCGGGCAGGTAAGTCTTTGAGGTTTTTGATATCGGCAACCAGCTCGATTTGAACTGATTGGACTTCGATTAGCTTTTCGTAGATGTCTCGTTGCGTTATGCGAACGCCGTTTGTTTCCTCAGCCATTTTTACCCTGCGACTTAGTTAAGTGCCTTGTTTTCCTGCTGGAAAACTATTGCGACCCAATCACCAGCTTCTTCATCCCATGAATACATTACGCCGTCATTAGGGTAAGGAATTGGTGCTTCCCAACGGCAGGTGTCCTCATCGAGAACCCAGCTTGGGTAAGCCTTTGGTGGGATAAAGGCATCCCTGTCCCAGTCGTAGGTGTAGCCGATACCTGCAAAGTTCTTTCGGATGTTTCCGTTGTAGGAGGTTCGCTTGCACTCTTGTCCTCGGATTGCTCCGTAGTAACGCTCCCAGTCTTTGATTTGGTCAACGACTTCCCACTCATCCCGACCAGTAATAACCTCGGTCACGATGTTGTTTTCATCTAAGAATGCGTAATGTGCCATGTCTATATCCTAACTAAAAGAAACCGAACCTGTGCCAGCGGTGAATGTTGTCACGCTAAAACCACCGCTTGTTGAAGTAGAAGAAGTCAAGCCAGCTCCGACAGAGATGGTGCGAGTGTCTGGGTATTTGATGATAACAACACCTGAGCCACCATTGCCACCAGAAAGGCTAAGACCATTTCCACCTCCACCGCCACCTGTGTTTGCAGTTCCGGCAGTTGGGGCAACTGCACCCTTTGAACCAGCACCTCCACCAGCGGTTGCAGTTCCAGCAGTATTTGAAGCGTTTGTTCCACAACCACCACCTCCACCACCAGCCCTAGAAACCGCTGACCCAGTTATGGATGAGGAAATTCCAGCACCACCATTACCTGCGGCAAAGGTTACTGAATTTGCACCAGCACCGCCAGCACCGCCACCGCCGCCGCCTGTGGCTGAATTGGCTGCTGGGTCGCTACCGACTCCACCGCCAAATCCTTGATTAGATGTTCCATTTCCAGCGACACCACTTGCTAAAGCTCCACCACCACCAGAGCCACCTGTTACTCCATTGACGCTTGCTTCACGACCACCATTTCCACCACCATCAGAGGTTATGGTGCTGAAAACCGAGTTGCTTCCTTTAGCGTTGCTACTTCCACCAGCTCCAACAGTTACTGTGTAATTAGTTCCAGTTGAAAGAGTAAGTGCAGACTCAGCAGATGAATTTTGACCAGATGTTCCAGCAGATGTTCGATATCCACCTGCACCACCACCACCTCCATAGCCCGGCCCACCACCAGAACCACCACCAGCTACCACAAGGAAGTCAGTTGTGAAAGATAGAGGCAGGGCAAAAGAAATAGTGTCAGAACCTGCTGTGAAACTTGTGATTTTATTTCCCCCAGAAGTTGTGGTAGAAGATGTTAGACCGGCACCAGCAGATAGGACATAGGTGTCAGGGTAACGAAGAACAACAAGACCAGAACCACCCGCTCCACCACTATTTGTATCTCTGCGACCACCGCCACCGCCGCCTGTATTGGCAGTTCCGTCACCAGCACCAATAGAAGGATTGCGACCACCCGCACCTCCACCACCAGCACCACCAGCACCTTGCACGGAATCAGATGCTCCACCACCTCCACCTGCATAAGTGACAGAAACACCAGTTATGTTGTTTGAACGACCCGCCCCACCAGCAGCACCATTCCCAGCAGTTGCATTACTACCCACAGCAGAAGCTCCACCACCGCCACCACCTGCATATCCAGCACCACCATTACCAATACCAGTTCCACCTGCAAAGCCTTGATTAGATGGTGAGGCAGCACCACCGCTTACAGTTCCAGAAACACCCTGTCCACTACCTCCACCACCAGAACCTCCAGCTTTACCAGGGTTTCCTGGATTATTGTCATAATTACCACCGCCACCGCCGCCTGTAGAGGTGATAGTAGAGAAAATTGAATTAGAACCATTGTTTGATGTAGGAGATGCACCAGCTCCAACTGTGACTGTGTAATTTGTCCCTGTGGTTAGGGTAAGTGCAGTTTCCAAACTGCCACTACCACCTGTGCCAGAGGTGCTTGAACGCATACCACCAGCACCACCACCTCCACCAACTGTCAAACCACCAGAACCGCCACCAGCAATGACTAAATAGTCAACAAGAATAGCGGCTAGTGGTCCTGCCCCTTGTGTGGCAAGAACTCCTAAAGGAATAGGCATTATGCAGTTATCTTTCCAACTACTCGGTAGGTGTTAGCTGCAACCTTTTGAACAGTTGCGGCATTGTAAGTCTGATCAATCTTAAAAGTAACGGCCGTTCCCGCTGTTCCTGCACCTGCCCATGAGGTCACGCCAGTTCCTGCAGCGATGGTTACTGTTCCGCCGTCATTGCGCCAGATCGTAACTGTATCCCAAAGCTCAAGCACATCTGGGACTGTGACTGTAACAGTTCCTGAGGAGACATAAATTGTTTGGTTTTTGACTGATGCAGTAGCGGTCATTGAGGCTGTGATTGAAGTTCCGCCGAATTGAACCTGACCGCCTGTGATAGTTCCGCTGATACTTGAGACAGGCCAGACCTGCTCCCAATAAGTAGTGAAGACTTCAATCTTGTTTGTGTCTGTCAGATAAGACACCATGCCCTCGGTCGCTGTGCCGATTGAGGAGCCTCTTGCGGCTGATCCTGCAAAGACCATGACTGCTTGGTCTTGTAGGTAATCCTGAACATTCGCAGCGGTTAGAACCTCACCTGCGGTAAATACTTTACGGCCTAAACCTGCCATGTTTCTCCTATT